AGGAGAGGAATATGGAAAAGATATACGTTCAATGTTCGTCCCTAGCCCTGGATATGATTTTGTTGAGTGTGATTTATCACAGGCTGAAGCGCGCGTCGATGCGGTCCTCGCGAAGGATTTTGAAATATTGGAAGTTTTTGATGGGCCTGTCGGTATTCACCGTCTTACAGGTAGTTGGGTCTATAATTGTGATCCTTCTGAAATAAAAAAAGGACTCTGGATAAACCCTGAAACAGGAACAGGTGAGGATCGCTACCACGCAAGCAAAACTGTAAGACACGCGGGGGAACGGAATATGAAGGAGGATCGTCTAATGATGATGCTCCACAAACCTATTCGAGATTGTACGAAAATTCTCAAAACCTTTCATAATCGTCAACCTAACATAAGAGGAGTATTCCATCGTGAAGTCGGAAAGCATGTCAAAGAAACTCGAACGCTTATATTCCCTAATGGAAGAAGGCGTGATTTCTACGGAAGAATTGATGACCATACTATTAATGAGGCAATTTCCACACTTCCGCAGGGAATTGTTGGGGACCAGCTTAAGTTTTCCTTTATATCAACTTTCGAAGAATGCGGCAGTTGGGCACGCCCAATTGTGGAAGCTCATGACGGTTGCCTTGCAGAAGTTGAGAAAGGAAGAAAGGAAGAATATTCAAGAATCTTTGAACGAAACGTCGTTACGCCAATTGATTTCACAAATTGCTCTCTCTCGCGAGATTTTAGATTAGTGATACCAATGGAAGCAGAATGGTCAAGTGAGAATTGGAAAAATTTGAAAGGATTTGAATATAAATGATGAGATGTACATACTGTGGTATTTCAGGTGATACTAAGTATAGTGATGTAAATAGCACAAATTGTATCAAAAACCCAAGAGGAACACAACATCAATTTTCTGAAATGGAGGTTGATCCTAAACTAGTCGAATTTTGTGATTACTGTGGAGTAAGAAAAGATCCCGGTAATGAAGGATCTTTTTGTACTTCACCCATAGCATATCAAGCAGGGACTATACGACATTTATGGGTGAATCCAACAATCCATCCAGAAGGTCAAGGCAAACGCACCATCAAACGTGCGCGCCATGATCTAATCCCCATTGAATTCTTAGATGAAATCGCAAGCATTTTTGAGGAGGGTCTCGAAAAGTATGGTGACTCTTGGAAAAAGGGTGGTCGAGATTTTCTTATTGATTGTCTTAATCACGCCAGCAATCATTTTCATAAATATTGCAATGGCGATACTAGCGAAAATCAGTTGTCTAAGGTCGCGTGGAACTGTCTCGTGGTACGATACTTCGATTTGAAAGGAGAAGGGTTAAATGGACAAACCAGAAATACAGAGACTAAGTGAAAGAGCACTTGATATTGGTGAGCAAAATGCAATTCTTGCTATCAATAATTTGTGTGAATCTGTTCACGAAGCAAACAAGAAATGGTGGGTAGACCTTGAAAGTGGACTTCTACTAAAACGAAATGTGCCTGAAATGCTTATGCTTGTTGTATCTGAATTGGCAGAAGCAATGGAAGGGCACAGGAAATCTCTCAAAGATGATAAATTGCCTTGGCGCACAATGTTCGAAGTTGAATTAGCTGATGCTATAATCAGGATATTTGACATTGGAGCAGGGTTGGGATTAGATTTGGGCGGCGCCTTTGTTGAGAAAATGGCATACAACGCACAGAGGGAGGATCACAAATTGGAGAATCGCCGCGCGGAAGGAGGGAAGAAATACTAATGAAAATTTATCTAGCACACAATTTCAAAGCTAGATGGTGGCTGAGAGATTATAAAGCTCTATTAGAATCAATGGGGCATGAGGTTACTTCTCGTTGGGTGAGTGAAAATTATCCACTCCTAAGGACTCCCGAAGACGAACAAAAATTTGCTTTACAAGATTTTATGGACATCGACGAAGCAGACGCACTAATTCTCTTTACAGATCAATATGGAGATTCTCCTGGAAAAGGAAAATTCATGGAATATGGTTATGCTTATGCAAAAGGTAAACAAATTTATCTTCATGGGCAAGACTACCAGAGTTCCATTTTTTATTATCTTCCAGGTGTTGTAGTATTATCGTTGATTTCTGCTCTCCCAAGGACAATAAATACTGAATATGGGATTCGTTAATCAACCTCTAACAGACAAACAACTTAAATACATCGAAATTCTCCTCAATGATGTAGGGCTTCATCATCATCGCAAAGACATGATTCAACTTCGGTTCAAAAAAGATCATATTTCAGATCTCTACAAACACGAAGCCTCGCAATTCATAGCCGAATTGAAAGAAATGAAAGAAAAATGAGACATACTTGTAGAGGAGCCGCGCGGCGTGGCATTTATCAAACTTCTGTTGGAGCATACAAAACCATATGAATCGCCGGAATCATTTTGGAAGTGGGCCGCCTATTGCACGGTTTCCGCCGTTATGCGAGATAGTTGCTATATACGACAAGGAGATTCAAACCTGTATCCGAATGTATATGTGCTATTACTCGCAGACTCAGCAGTACATAGGAAGGGGAACCCTGTCAGATTTTGTGAGAAACTTACTAGTAAAATCGCCAACACAAAGGTTATTTCCGGACGCACTAGCATTCAAGCAATTTTGGATGAACTTGCTAGAGGAGAAACTCATCCTAAGACGGGCAAAGCTGTTAAGGGAGGGTCAGCACTTTTTTCCGCTCCCGAATTATCCGCTGGTATTGTCAACGACCCAGAAGCCATTAAAATCCTTACGGATATCTATGATTTCAAAGAGGAGTACACTAGTAGACTTCGTGGAACGGGAACTTTCCATATCAAAAACATCTGTTTCACAATGATGGCAGCTTCTAACGAAAGTCTGTTGGTGGATCTTTATGATGAAAAAGCGAGAACAGGGGGATTACTGGGTAGGACTTTTCTAGTAAAACCGAATGAATTTAGACAAGCAAATAGCTTGTTTGATTTTCCAGATACAACAGCTTCGATGCAGAAAATAGCTGACTCACTTTTAGCGATCAGTAAGCTGAATGGGGAGATGCAAATTAATGATGCCGCGCGGAAGGAATATGAATCTTGGTATAAACCATTCCGAGCATCTCAACAGAATGTCAAAGATAAGACAGGCATCCTAGGAAGAATTCATACATCAATTTTAAAGCTTGCAATGATTTTATGTGCAGATCATTCTTTAAACTTGATTATTCAGAAACATCACATCGAAGAAGCCATTTCCGAAGCAACGGGGCTATTACCAAATTACACTCAATTTGTAATGAGTGGAGGGAAATCTCCTATCTCATCAATAGCGACGATTGTACTTCAACAGTTGTATGACGCGGAGGGGCATGGATTAAGTAGGGCTTATCTCCTCAGAATGAATTGGAATGAATTTGACGTAGAAACTTTCGACAAGTTCATCACAACAATGGAGCAGGCGGAAATGATCGGCGGGGCAATGTTTGAAGGGGGGATTGGTTACAAACTCACGAAGAAGTGTATTGACATTCTATTTAAGGATCAGGAGAAATGACACCTCAAGAAAAAAGAGCACCAACAATTTCAAAATGGAAAGGAATTTGGAAGGATGATAAAGATCGTTTTGTCGAGATTGAGCATTGGGAGACTCCTGAAGGACTCTCGGTTGGTTGTATTATGGGAATCGAAAATCCTCCCAGGGAACACTACAAGGAAGGTAATAACGTCTTAGATGGTTCAAAACTGATGGAAAGAAAGAGAGGAGAAGAAAAAGGATGGCCACGATGAGATGTAAGGAATGTAATGAACCTGTTGGACTCGACCATTTGCAAGACTGTAGTATTTTGGCAGCAGAGTCTTACAAAGGGTTTCAAGTTCTAAATGAACAATGTGATTCAGATTGCATTACAGCTGCAATCGACACAGTTGGTCGGGATGTAATTATTGATTCTTCTGGGAATATTGTAGCCGAGGCTCCCCAGTCTGCGGATCAACCTGAATTGTCGCTGCATCTCGTTGACCGTCTGGAGTTTGGAGATAAACTGTAGTTCCGCGTAATCCACTCACAATTGCTTTTGTCAGTAAAGAAGATTCTGGGGCAGTTCCAGGAGTTTTCATAGCTTGGATTACAAGCTGCCCCAATTTAGGATCACTTGCAATATGCGCAATAGCATCAGATCCAAGTACCAACCCCGCCGAAACATGGGCTGGGAGTCCTAAAACCCCACCTGCTAATGAGCCGAAGAAAATCCTCTTTCCTTCATAAAACATAGTTTGCACAGGACTCATTGCTTTGACACCGACACCTTTGTCAGTTCCTAATTGAGCTAATTCTTTGAAAGTTTTATACCCATCCCCCATCGCCTCTTTATAAACATCTGCTTTTGGACCAGACAGTTCCTCAAGAATCCGAGGGGCATTGAAACTTTGTTGAGCCGCGCTGTAGTTTCGAGTTACCAAATCACTTGCAGCGAGACTGGAAAGTCTTTGCTGGCTTACCCCGCTTAATTTTGCATTCCTCACATCAGTAACATCTTTGAACATTTCCTTGACAATTGGTCTGATTCGAGTTGTATTGATTTCTGTTTGCTCAAATGGAACATCAAACAATCCATGAGTCGCTTCCTTCTGAGCCTGCGAAGGAAATGGAGTATTGGCGCGGGCATTTTCTGCTGCTACTGCAACATTATCTGCTTCAGGAACCATTTTCCCTGCCATCTGATTAATGATGTCAGCTTTTTGAACTCCGGGAAGTAATTTGGCAATCTGAGGAAATTTAGCTACTAATCTAGCAATTGAGGATTTCGGGGACATTGCAGCTTCAATCCCCGCCGGAATTACACCATTTACTGCTGTATCAGTTAATGCTTGAGGAATAGAGGAGGGATCTGGTGAAAATGCTTGTTTAACCATTGATCCAAGAGCCGCGCCGGGAATTGCACCAACTCCACCAAATTCTGCACCGATTGCTCCACCAGCAGGAGGCAACAAATTTAATAGAGTCCTTCTTTCATTTGGTCCATAAGATCCCTGCGCGGATTGAGCATCCACTCCAGCAGTATTGTAATTGATGTCTGGATAGGGACTAGCTTTTGTTGGCGCGGGATTAGGTTTTGGTAAAGCCAAATTTGGTTGAATTGGCCTTCCCTCAGAATCTTCTAAACCAGATGAAGTTTGAATCGGATTTCCATTTGCATCTTCAAGACCTGCCATTATTGACCTCCATATACGGGTTGCCCAGCTTTAATGGATTCATTCACATTAATTGCAGTTCCTCTCTTATTTGTCTTAGGAGCAATTTTGAGAAAGTCAGGAAGATTCAAATTAGTGGAATGACTCCCAGTTAAACCAAGTCGTTCAGGTGTAACCCCTTGAGCATGGAAAATTAATTGACGTTGAGTTTCCCCAATTCCACCAAGAAGATTTGTATCAACTTGTTGATGAAGTCGACTTTGAAGATTGTCTGCTAATTTATTTGCTTGATCTTTGGTGATATTCAAACCAGAAGCACCCGACTCTAATTTCTGCATTTGAGGAATTGTAATTCTTCCTCCACTAATTCCTTCAAGTGCCTTCCCCGCCGTGATTAATCCTGTTTGAATTGCATCATATTGGTTAGCTGCATCCGTTTTGTAGAGAGGATTTTTATTTACAATTCCAGAGACAGCCGCGCCGACCTTTGAGGTAGCAAGGTTTTTATTAGCAAAATCTCGAAGTTGGTCAATCCAGTCTTGTAATCCAACAGATGCTTTTAATGAAGCTGCTTCTTTTGCTCCAAATGGTTTTCTTCCAGCGCCTTGCATTGCAGTCCGCGCCGCCAAAACAGGACGTGTACTTCCTGTAAGATCAGCATTTCCAGTGGATGCATCTTCCATTAGACTCTGTACATCCTCAGGATCTACACCATGTTGAACTCCTGCAATTCTGGCATTCATTACATCTAGATGATTTTGTCGATCTAAATCTTTTTGATGTCCTAGAAATTTCTCTTGCATTGTCAACTGAGCTTGGGCATCTGCATGACGCTGTTTTTCATTAGCAATTTCTCGTGCGGCACGCGCATCCTCAATCATTTTCTCACGAGCAATTTGAGGACCTGCTTTTGCTTCTGAAATACGTGCTGCTTGCGCTGCAACATTCTGAGGAATTTGTGCAACAGCCGCGCGGGGCATCGAAGTTCCAGCAACATCAACATTTCCAGTTTCTGAATCACTCGGTCCCGGAGGAGGCATCTGTGAAAAATTCGGAGTTGGTTGAACTGAAGCAGGATTTGGAGTTACAATTCCTGTAGGATTTCCAGGTTGAGAATTCAATGCTGTCGGAATTGTCGGCGCGGAAGGAAGTGTATCTGGACTCTGAATACCAGATGCAATATCTTCCAACACACCATGTTTTGCCAAATGCATGAATTGTTGCTGTTGCAAAGCATATTGATCCCGAGCTAAATTCAAATGTTGAACATTTAAATCATGTTCTTCAGTAGCTCTTTTGACAGTCTCAGCCAATTGATCCCTACGAAGTTTAGCTTCTTCCTTCGCCTGATCAGATTGATTCTGCTGGCTAATTGCTTTTGATTTCAGATTAGCCGAATCCACCATCGCTTGGATGATGGGGTGAATGTAAGTTGTTGCGTCAGGCATTAGAATTTATTCCCCCCAGGACTGTAGTATTGTGTGGGATTATTACCCCCACCACCAAAGATATTGGCTAATGAATTTCCAATAGATTCTCCAGCAGTTGTACCTACTCCATTAATAGGAGCATTCAACGCGGCTCCCGCGCCAGATAAAGCACCAGCAACGGGACTTCCACCAGTTTGAGTAGAAGTTTGGCTTCCTGTTTGAGTAGATCCAAACGGAATCGCTGTCGAACCAGAAATTGCTTGCTGAATTGCTTGCTGTCTCAACTGTTGCTGAAGTAGAGGAATTTGATTTAGAAATTGAGAACTCTGATTCAATCGGTTGTTGTTGTTCTGATTTTTCATGAAGGCAGCATAAGGAGAATTCGAAAGCCCCCGCGCCGCCAAAATATTATCAGACATCTTATCACCAACACCAGCAGTTTGATTAATTTGCTGTAACCCTTGTCCAGTGTATCCAGTAAGATCGGTTCCCTGTAATTGTTTTGTAATACCCTGGGTAAACTGATCTTCTAAACTCTGCTGGTTTGCTCCAATGTTTGGAGTAATAGTGTTGGTGGAATTTGTATTGGTAGTTGTTTTCTTTGAACCAAACAACCCCGCCAATGCTGAAATTCCTGTCGTAAGAAATGGTAGAACTGCTGTTGCCATTTTTAAAATCCTTCTAGCCGTTAGGCTTCATAAATTCGTGTGTTACTACCAGTTGGAGGAGGAGTATTTGAGAAAGTTCCAAAACCTTCAACAACTACACCAGCAGTAGGATTTGGTTGTCCTGGTACTGCAAGTAATCCTGTCCAAGTTAAATCAATGGTTGTAGGCAAAGCCTGAACAGCAAGGGCAACGCCCATATGAAGTGTTTGTTGAATGATGGTAAATCCTGAATCAATCCCCATTCCACCTGATCCACAACCAATTACAACACCAGAAACCATTACATAATTCGGAACTGAGGTTGGTAAACTTCCAGGCATTACTGGATCAATTTGACCTGATCTTTCTCTCTTATGAACGAAAGAATCTCCAGCAAAATCAGGAGCAATTGCAAGGACAATTAAATCTGTCCAGAAACTGACGTTACCACCAACTCGAAAAGTGTGAGTTGCAGATGTGTTTGGGTTAAAACAGCGAAGCCCATTCATTCCACCATTGCAAGTGGAAAATGGATTTGACATTAAAGTGTAATGATTTCCTTGATCGTCATAATGAAGTGGGAGAGGTTCTGCTACCCCAAATACAGAGGAGCCAAAAATATAAATAACAGTAGCTCCTCGCGTATCAAGCGTTAAAACAGGAAGCCCTCCAGATGATACAGTTGTTTTCCCAGATGCAATGATGAGAGGCATTATTTGTTTCTCTTAACGACAATTCCACCACTCAAAAGTGTTACTCCACTTGCTGTAGTAACTCGCATTGTTACGAGAGTATCTTTACCCATAACAGGAAGTGGAGAAACAAAAAGTGATGAATGAACAGGACCATGAGATCCCGCTGGAAGTGAAATATCTGCTGTAAGAAATGGAAGTCCATTTACTCTGAAATTCACCAGCGCGGGATTTGTCAGAGGGGTCCCTGTTGCTGCAACCCACACATCCACAAATGTTCCATCTCGATTAAATCCCCCATTAAATGGCGGAGTTTCATAAGCATCTGTTGGAGTATCGGTCGAAAAAACAATAGTGTAATACTGATCTGCTTGTCCAATATTTGCTGGTGGTGGAGGATTTGATGCTTGAGTTTGTGTTTGTGGTGCTCCTGTAATTGACGGCGCGGAGAAAGCCGTGGGCTGCAATTCACTTCTAACCACATAGTCAGACGGATCTTTAGACGGAGATGCATTCTTGATACGCAGCCCCTTAAAATCCCAATCTTTGGAATCCTTGAGAGATTGCCAATCGAGAAGTTGTTTCAGAATAATCTGAACATCCGCTAATGATTTAATTGCGCGCACTTGCTAGACACTCTCCACAAATCGGATCACCATTCATCTTAATCCAATTCACTGAGCCAGTCAAATCCCTGGCACATTGAGTACAAAGCACCGCTGGAGCTGGTTCAGTCGCTACAGTATAAAATCCATACTGCTTAATCCTCGTCCGCATATCTTCGCGCCGCCTCGCATGATATTTTGTATCAGGAGTTGGCTCATGTTCTTGTGAACTTCTGTTTATCGTACCGGAACCCATTTTGAATCTGTCTCCATTCCACTTACAGCAATTTTAGCTTGCAAATCAAACCGATGAAAAGCATCCATCGTCGGCCCTAATGTCACACGGAAAATTGTTGAATTCACAGACTTTGGTAAATTCGCTTGAACCACAACATCCTCTCCAGGAGTTATAGGGAAACTTCCTGTGTACTGAGGCGTTCCATCGTAAGTTGGATCCATTTCTTGATTATCTCCGTAGATAGCAAAAGGAATAGCCGTTGTGGTGCCCACCAAAACCACACGAAGTCTAAGGGCGAACAATTTTCCAATTTTGTCGAAACGTAAAGGGCCCAATTGATCGTACTTTTTCGGAACTGGGAGAACTTCGACACCCGCTGGGCTTGCCATTTCGTAGAATTCGAAAGGATTTGATCCAGACAAAAACCCAGCATAGTCAATACCAAAAGAATCAGTAGCAAAGAAGTGATAAAGAGTTGCTTTCTTTGCAGAATTAAGAACAGTAGGAGGATATACAACACCATCCACATAGGGTTGATATGTAACATCTGATCCATTAGTATTGATAATGATTGGTAAAGTACGAATTCGTTTTCGAGCAGCCGCGCCATAGTTATTCTCCGCAATATAAAGAGATCGAAGTCGGGGTGGAAATGCTTCCAGATTCTGAGGAATCAAATCCCCATAAAATTCAAATGGAGTTGGTGTCCGGGAAGCAAGTTTCGCTCCCAAAAGAAACCAAGTGAAATCGCCCAGCGTGGGATCAAAGAAGTATTCAAAGATCTTTTTCTTGTCCTCCCCTGAGTTTATATCCAATTCCGGATAATCCACTTGATCCACGCGTGGAATGAAGGAGACACTTTGTCCACGAGTATTGAGTTCAAATTTAATGGAGGTTGCTCTTTTACGATTCGGTGTTCCAAAATCTGACGGCGGAATTAGCAGAAACTCAGCCGGAGATGGCATCATTTCGCTAATTGCCTTAGCGTAGTCTGGTCCAGTTAATTCAAATGGTGCCCCGCCAATTCCCTCAATGATGAATCCAATGTCAGTTCCAACAGTTTCTTGCAAGAAAAAGAAATTGAGTGTTTGTTTCTGATCCGTACTCAACATTCCCGATTGAGCTTGGGCATCTAATTGGATGTTATCAACAATTGGAGTAATTGTAACAGAAGTACCAATCGTGTCGATAACAAATGGGATGGAGATGAATCTTTTACGCGCGGTGGAACCAAGATTCGAATTGGGAATCCGAACGTAATTAATTTGTTCTGGGCGCGGGAGATACTCAATTGTATATTCTACGAGTTTGAATGTTTTAAGTCCTGCGCTGATAAGTTGTAAAGCGTATCGAAATCCAAGCGAGAGAGCTGCATCATCTAGTGCAATAAAGATTGTCTGGAGTCCATTAGGATTGATGGTTTCCACAAAGTGCATGTGAATTCCATCATCCTTCATTACTCCCAGGTACACATCTAAATTTGCTCCTCCTGTATCAATGACGAGTTTAAGCGTTTCTGTGTCTTTGCGATTCCGCGGCGTTCCATCATGATCGTAGACTGTTAAAAGATTGATTGGTTGATTTGTGGTGTTAGTGTATGAAGTACCAGAATCTGCCAGAAGTGCTTGTGGACCAATAGCGAATATAACTTTATCTGTCTGAGTTGTATGGCAACCAGTCACATAAGTGGATCGCATCGTCCATATTTTCTTCATCAAATCATAGATGAAAAGTCTCCGCAATCCGTCTGTATGAGGAAGTGCTACATACAATTTTCCATGTCCAACAGTGATGTAATAGCGCTGAACTCCATTAGCGAAAATCTCAATAGGAGGAACTCCGTGACAACTGATTCCCTGAAATAATTGAGAGAGATGGGGACTGAGTAAACTGGAATTCGAGCCGGAAGTTGTTCGTACTCCATCAGATGCTACGTAAAATAAAAGACCATCAACTTTAGCAACATCCAAAGAAATTGGTGGATAAGCATCTCCAAATGCATAAACACTGATGTCGAGTGTTCCATCTGGAAGATCCAATAATGTTCCTGAGATTTCATAGAGATCCCTATTCGTACCAAGCATCAATGTTGCATTGTTGATGGATTTGATCCAGAAATTAGTATCGAAAGGATCCCCGGTGAATTTCAGTGTGTATCTGACATCATAGCAATCAGGATCAAGTCTCTCACTAAGATAAAGTGAACTTGCAGTTAGATACAACACCCGGTCATTGTAGACACCAATAATATCCTGAATAGGTTCAGGGATATTTTGAATTGAATCAAGAAATGTGTTTGCAGGAGTATCTAATTCAAGAGTCTCAACATCTCCTATTGTATCCTGCGTATAAGCACCAGGAACATCCCCCTCAGAGACTAAATAGAATTGGTCTAGAATATCTGGAAGAAGTGCAAATTCTCCTGTCAACGAATTATAATAAGATTCGGTTGAAGGAACAGAACGTCTGTAAATTTCAACAGTACAAAATTGGAGTCCACCTGCTTCACTCGTATCTGTGGGGTTGGCTGGTAAGACGAAAACACTCCCATTGATAACTGTGAAGGTTTCGGAAATGGGACTGAATGGGCTTTTTGCCACATAAGTTCCCATATTCTTTACCCATCTGTAAATGTATTGATAACTCCCAAGAAGTTGTCCGCTGATTCCACCGATAAATCGAGGAGTTGCAATGCCCACAAAAGATGTAGAGGATACAGCATTTACTACAATCTGTATGGATTTGACTGTTTTCCAATCAAGTGTGACATCACTCCCCTGTCGATTAAATTGAGAGCGGGAAGCAGAGATCTTAGACCAAGCATCCTTAGAAAGACTAAATTCAGTAGAGGTTGCAATATCCCATTCATACCAAAAATAATTCTTTCCGATTGAATCGAGGTTGATTTGAACTCTAATTGACAAGAAGGCATTAGGATCATCCAGTTGTACATCCATGAAGAATGTATCATTTCCTGGATTCACACTTTGCTGCGCGGCTATATTCAGAATGTCAATTGTGGGAGTGAAGGTACAAGAAACCACACCACGTTTTGTAGTTGCATCAGGATAAAAAGAAGCAGCATGATCGTCAGAGGAAATTGCTGTTCCCTCATCTTGTGACCAAGCCGCGCCAGTTTGTGCAGAAGGTACAATTTCTGCCTCAGCAGCATTCTCAATGAAACTCTCGATTACTCCTGAGACTGGGTTCTTAGATCGAATCGGAATAAGAGGAGTTTCAAGCCCTAGTTTGTAGACAGTTACTCCATTGAATTTATTCCGCTGTGCTCCAGCACATGCCAAAACTAACCCGTAAGCATCCCCAAAAACAGGACGACCTTGTGCTCCACTAAGAATATTAACATTTGTACGCTGAGTCCCATCAAGTAGAAATTCTTGAACTGTCTGACAATTACCAACTCCAGCATAAATATAGTCAATTCCACTATACGTTTTGCTGTGAAAATTAGTAATAACATCATTGAAACTTCTGATGTTCTTATTGTCTCTAACTAAACCAAGCGAACCTTCTTGTTCCTGCTGAAGATTATCAGCTCTCAATAGAGTATCGGCGTTACCATTTATGGCATCTTGAGAAGGATAGTATCCCCCCGGCCAATTCAACTTTGTTAAATTTCCCATTACTATTTGGCCTCGGAGAGTTGAATTAGTGTATTCTCAAATTGGCGGCGAAGCACAAGTTGAGGAATATCGATAGGAGGATTACCACCTTTTGTAAAATCCAAGAGTTTGGATTGCCCATTCAAAACTCGATGCAATGCACCCGCGCCGCAGTTATAACCAAAACAAACATAAGCAGCAGCTTTCATTAGGGGAAGTCCATTTACCATTTGGAATAGGTGCTGTGTGTCTGTTTCAAAGAAAACTTTCGCTTCTTCAAGTGTTATAACTTGACCTTCATGAACATCTGGTCCGGTATGTCCGTAGCCGATTGTCCAAATTCCTACAGCATCTTTATAGGATTTTAGTCTCGATCCTTCAAGAACACTCAAAAAAGCAAAACTCACTTCAGCTAACGTCATTCAAATATCTCCGCAAATATTCATCCAATGCTGTTGACAATGAGACAATTTGAGAATCTGAGAGATTTAATGAATCTGAAAGTGTGAGTCGAATTTCAACATCTAAAACAGGTGGTATTGCACCATCACTCAGAGACAAAACATCTGAAAGAGAGAGTGCAATTGATCTTTGAATTCTGAGAGAATCTGAGAGAGAAAGAGAATCCGAAGGATTGTAAAGTAAATCAACTTCAGCTTGAAAAGAATCCGATAAAAAGAGATTGTCACCCACCGCGCGGGAGACAGGAGTTCCCAATTGAATAGCGACTGAATCGCTAAAACTAAAAGAATCTGCTATTGCTTCGGTAATTGGAGTAGGCATTATCTCGGAACGTCATTCAAATAGTGTCTGATATATGAATCAAAGTTTGCATCCCCATTAAGATTGATTTGAAGGCTATCTGAAAGATTCAGTGTATCCGATTGACTCAATGTCAAAAGATTCTCCAACAATAATTGGAGGTTATCTGATAAATTCAAAGAATCGGTTGATTTAAGTTCAAGAGAAAGGTTCAGCGCGGCTTGATCTGATAGAGCAAAACTATCTGAATAGGATGGGAAGGTTGCTAGAAACATTGCCAAGAAATCACTTAACAAAATGTTATCCCCTAATACTCTAGCAACTTGTGTTGCAACTTTCAATACATCTGATAGAGAAAGGGAATCTGAAAACCCAAATCCAACACCCCTCAAGAAAACTAATGCATCAGAAAAACTCAACGCATCTGCTTGAATTACAGGGAGGGAAAGCCCAAAATTAATAAAATCTGTGAGAGTGAAACTATCGGCTAATTGAAGTCCTCTACCTATCATCAGCGAATCTGAAAGACTCAAAGAATCACTAGCAGTTATACTTTCAGGAACTGAGTTATCCTGAACAAATGCAGTAATATTAGTAACACGGCCTGCATCATTCGCATTCCAATTTACTGTCGTTGCAACCTTTGAACCCTGAATTTTGTACGCAAACCCAATGCCTTTACCATTTGTAGTATTGATTGCAGAATTGAGGAGTAACCAACCAAGATCAACAGTAAGTGGACTAGTGAGAGTGTTAACTGTTGAAAGCCCTGTTAAAGCAAGCTCAGTAAATCCAGTAGGAGTTATATTTCCAGGATTATTTGTAGTTGAACTATTTTCAACATCATATGCACCTGCCCCAGTAAATGCCGCTACACAAATTGAAGGTTTTCCACTTGTTAAAGTACAAGTGAAAGTATGGGTTGCACTCGTGACTGGATTGATACAATAAAACAAACGAACATGCTGAGTACCATTCGCTGTATCTGTCCGCGCCGTCCATGTATTACTTGCAGAATCTGTAATAACCTCAGACGAAGAAGAATCAATCGCAGCTAATACAAAAATTGCCTTAGCTCCAGTTGTGTCGATTGCAGCAGTTGTAGCAACATTTGCATCAGTAGATTGCTTAATTGCATGAACAAGTAAAGCAGGAACTCCAGTTATTATTGGTAGAAGTACAAAACTTGTAATGGCGTACTGCTGATTACTTCCACTAACTGTAAAAGTTGGAGTTCGATTGGTTGCAGTAGTTTGAATTTGATAGCCAAAAACAATACCTACAGTCGAGGCATCATGAGTGTGTGGATCGTATGTACTGAAACTGGAATCAATCGAAGTAAAATTCGTATTATTAAATGCCATTACTGACACTAATAATGAATTATCAATTCCTGGTGAAAGTTGTCCAGCAGTATGCGTCGAACTATTCGTACCTCCTGGATCAACTTTAAATTGATCAAATGGAGTAATTGTGAAAACTCCACTCCAACCAACAACTTCCATTGCAGGAAAACAACCACTATTCCCTGCATAACTAAATGTATGTGATGCACCAACCGTAGGATTGATACAATACCACATTTGTAATTGAGTTGAACTAGCACCAGTTTGTGTTGCTAATGCAGTCCAAGTATTACTTTTACTATCTGTGATTGTTGTAGTTGTACCACCTGAAGAAGCTACAGAAACAAGAATAATTGTCGAACCAGACGAATCCAAACCAGTGGTAGTGAGAGATCCACTCCCACCACCACTTGTTGATAATACTTGGGTATGGAATACGTTGGCGATTGACATCGTTTAGAGTAGGGTTAATTCAACGTAATTCCCATCAATCTTGTTAGCAGCAAACTGATGATTTTGAGTAAGCCATTCCTGGACTTTTGTGTAATCCATAAAGACATCTGGAAGTATAGAAATTTTCCCACCCGACTTCACTACCCTCAAAATTTCTTTGATGTAATTGGGAAAATTGACACTCAATCCCTGCACAACACAAAAATCAAATTGTCCTGCATCAAACGGCATTAATCCAACAGGACCTCGATAATCCGCGCCATCATAATCTCCATATGTCGTGACATCAAAAGTGTCATCTTTGAGATCCAGCGCGGGACCAATAATGAGGCATTTCTTATCTTTTATAACACCTTTCTGTCTCATAGGAAGTGATGTAGGAGGGAGATTGTATTTCTTCCCTGCGTAAACATCAATGTGGTCACAAATTACACCACCATCACAATACACTTTCAATTCTGGTTTTTCAGTGGCGAGTTTGTTAAAGAAGTAGAGATCTTCAGTCCAAACCTCTGCTTCATTCAAACCATCAAAATACTTGTCAGTGTCTATCGTCTTGAACCAGGGTTTTGATAATCCTTCAAGTGCAGAGACTCGGATAAGAGTACAATCCATTCCCAGTCCGGTACATTCAAAAAATTCACCAATTTTCCAGTCCCAATAACTGCCCTGGCCGTTCCCTCGAAATACAAGAGGAAATGTCGGCGTCGCTTTTGCACAATAGACACCCCCCACTACAGCGATGGACTCATCCTGATCCAGTCGATAAATTAAATTTCGAAGGGTGTGAGAGGGTACAACAACATCGTCACCGAGAAAGAAAAGATATTTCGCTTTCTTCTCCAGAGCCATCTCAGCAATTGCCTGCCGCGCGGCTCCAACCTCTTGATTTTGTACTATCTGGAAAACTGTGTTGAAATTGATTGGGGGATTAAGGGATTTGAAAGAAAGTGCCCAATCTATCGAAACGGGCCTCCCTAGTGTGGGAAGCCCAATTACGATTCCCGGACCTGAATGAAGTTTTTGAATCATCTGAGATCTTTAAATCCTCCATCGACATGAGTTCGATGCCATCTTTGATCTTCTTCAATTGCTTGTCTGAAGAACATCAAGTTATCATCAACTGATTGAGAATGAATCTTATTCTCCACGATTTGACGTTGTAAATCTTGAATGATTGTCTCTTGTACTGCTACACGAGTAATCATCGAAATGACATCTGCGCGCATTGAAGCGAGGAATAATACGGCTGCTATTATCCCAGAAACGATCGCTGCAATGAATCCTAACTGGAGTTTGATCGCTGTTCTCTCACTCAACAAGAAAGTTGGTGAGTATTTCTGCTCTGTTTGATCGTCTATCATTTCTTGTACAACGATCCTATTAAGCAGAGATGGTAAATGAAATGGCGAGAGTGTTAGAAGTAGCTTTGACGAAAGATGCAAAGGTTGCACGGTTTAGCATTGTCCCTACTGCAGAAGAATTAAACATAGCAACTTCACCAAGAGTTGTGTTTGCATCAGAAGTTGCAAAAGTACACTGTGCAGTCCAACTCGGCGGATTTGCAGTTAATAGAGTTGTATCAAAGGATGCAATCGCAAGACGGGTAACTTCATTACCCAATCCTGTATTTCCAGTGACAGGAGCAACAAGTCCTGAACCAATTCCCATGTGCGAAACGGTTCGCGCGGTTGCCTGATTAGTTGTTTCTAACTGACCAAGAACCCAAGAACGCCCACCAAGAACAATTAGATTGTTAAGTATTCGTTCTTGGAGAATTTTTCCATCAGGATCAAGAAGATGGATTCGTAATGCACCACGAAGCCGGATTCCATCAACTAATTTCTCAGATGGTCCGGGAGAGATGTTTTCCATTAATAAATTATCCTTTCAAAATTTGGAGGAAGTGTCGGTTTTGGGTATCGTCTAGCTTCCAAGGTACTGAGTGTACCATCATCTAATGAATACCGCTTGCTGACATAAGGAGATTGATTAATGGATCTGAATTGTTCTATCAGAAATTTGTATTTCCGACCATAATACTTACTCGCTGCTAGATTTTGTCCTTTACCCTCTTTTTCGAATGCTTTCCATAGAATATACGCCTTGCGAGTTCTCCGATCTATGTAAGCAGGAAGCGAATATAAGGGATTAGTAAGATCAATATTGCGCCAACAACTGATAGTACATTTCGCTTCGTTCGGGGCTGGTGAAAAAGGATCACCACTCGTAGTAAAAGATTCATCTGGAGTCGGATAAAAACGTATATCATGAATATTAGTAGGATGGAGCGCATACCAAAATGGCCTACTTTGTGAAGTTTCTATTCGATCCCCTGCATCTACAACTGCTGTATGCGGTGAGAGAGCGTGTAAATCTTCCCACGAACAGGGATCAACTTTCTTTCCGCGCCAGGTGATTCGTTTAATTCCCCTGACCAAAGGATCAAGAGTATAAACAGATGTTCCAGCAGTTATTGTGAGGAAAAATCGGTGATAGATGCAAGTAATTGCTTGCTGAATGTCCTGTTCAGCATCTGTTGCGAGTTGTTCTAAGAAATCATCAGACCAAATTGTACTCACAATTAACCTCTCAGATTAGGCAATCTGTCTGGCTGGCGAGATGATTTTGCCCATCTTTGGAGTTGAGAGAGATTCTCTTGATAAGATTCGAATCTTATGAGTGCCTTGGAGAATTCTTGCGCCTGCTCCTGAAGATCTGTGATACAGTAATCTTCGAGGGCATTGACAAAATCTGTAGGAATTTGAATCTGGTCTGTTGGACCAAGCGTCGGCGCGGAAGCAATGTAGTAAATGTAGAAATTCCCATACCCAACTGTTGACGGTTTGCGAAAAATCGCCATGAAACGATGATTCACTGGATAGAAGAATTCAGGAGTTCCATAACAGGTTTCCCAATCAGGACGTAATTTATCGAGTTTCCTCTCACCAGTCGGGCACATCCACCTTTTTGTTAGAACATTAAACATACTAATCATCCCGATGTAATCAGGAAGTAATGTCAATAAATCGTAGTATGTTAATCCATTCAAAAAGGGGAGAACTGCTGCTTTGACGATACAACCTGAAAACGCAATTACTTCATCATAGCCATCCTGAATTGAGTTCAGAATGTCAAAAGACGCGTAATAATCGTTATTCTCGAAATACGTCCTAAGACGTAATTCTTGTTCAGTTCGGGTCATTTTTAATTAAACAGTCCTGTGGCGGGGTTGATTTCTTTACCGACTGAAATCCCTTCGCTGACTGTTATAATCTCATCCCATGTATTCGCTACATTACAAGCATAGAGCTTGTTTCCATTAACTGAATCAAGTAGAAAAAATAATCTCCCTACTTTTGCAGTTGTCGGGAGTGTATCACCAACACTACAGAATCGTTCAATTTGTGTCCCCAGGCTCATTTCGGCACCTTTTCCTTGAAAATCTCATTAAAAACCACTTCTTCATACATGATCGGAGCTTCACTCTTTACGATCTTGCAAATTGTATTGAATTGATCAATTGGTTCTGGAAGAAAGGAGATGACATTAAGTCCTCTTTCATAGAGAAATTGTTTGAAATCAAGTGTATCCATCGCGCAAACATGATAGTCTGAAGGCCAAGATTGACGACCATAAATTGTGGCTTCCCAATATTGACGATCAGTATTTCGATTAATTAGCCAATTCTGTACAATTCGGCTGAATTCAGGATAACTCACATACAACGTGCCATCATCTTTGAGAACTCGTCGGATTTCCCCAAAAAGAGTATGATGAAATTTCTTCTCAATATGTTCAATTACATGAAAGAGATATACTTCATCATAAATCTGATCCGCTAGAGGAAATGTTTGTTTGAAGTCAAATGTGAGATCGGCTTTACAGTCGGGGTTGATGTCAACATTATCCGCGCCAGCGATTTTGGCGTTACCGCAACCGAGATTAAGAGACTTCATTTATCCCTGCCTCTGCCAAAGGAATCAGATTGATGTCAGCTTTGTCAGCAGCTTCTTTCACATATTTGAGATACTCAGTTCCCCTATCTCCGTTTTCAGTCAAATTTGGAAATTTGGGGAGATTCTCAGGATAAGTAGTTTCGTAGAACTTCTTGTATGCTTCCCGATTCCCCGGTTCAATTACTTCAGATCCCAAAATATGCGCTGTCTTGACTTCAGGATCTACAACAATTGTCACTTCTGGTACGAATTTCTTAGCTTTAATACAGAAATAAACATCCTCTGTATTGAACATACCAGTTACGAAAAACGGCGGGGGAACCTTCTTCAACAACTTACAGTCAATAAGAACACAAGAAAATCCGACTGCATCACACTCAATGAGACCCTTCTCATTAAGCACAAAATCGTTGTAGTAAGTAACGTCCTTACCTTCATAATCAAACTTGAAAAACATGTTATTATACGGATAACCACGTATAATTGTCCAACCCGCCGCTATATCCGCTTTCGCGTCTAAAAGTCGGCGAAGGGCATCTGGTGGGATAAGCACGTCATCATCAATAAACATGACGTAATCAAAGTCATTTTCCAATGCAACTCGCGCCGTCTGATTACGCATTCTATCAATAGAAGCTCGGCGGGGATTGGAGAAAGCAAATGTGTCATTAGGAAATTCTTTGCCTAATCTATACCAAAACTGGCAATGATTAGTATAGGCAAGTTGATCCATTTGAGTGAGAGTGTTGATACCGATCATGATTTTCATAAAATTATCCTTTGATTTGAAATAAGAGGCCACCCTTAAAACTTCAGATGGCCTCGTGAGTTGGAGGAATTTTACATCATTCGAATGAATGCTTTTGTCGCAACCGTAATAATGGTGCGAGTATCAGCAGTTGCATTCGATGTTGCGGTTGATGCCCAAGTTGCTACAGATGCAGCCAATACTGCAATAGGAGCATAAATACTTGCTCCAGTTGATGCAGCAGTTGACATACAATTATGAACAGTGTCAATCAATAATGCAAGTCCAGTTGCAAAACCAGTTGCATTACTTGACCAATCACCAGTGGAATCTGAACGCGTTTGACGCAACAGAACCACATTTTGACAGAATCCCCAAACCTGTGCTTCACCATAATCTCCGGCGAGCATGGTTTTAAGGGCGATTCCAGCAGCAAATGACGTTGCTTTAGCCGCGCCGCCAGTTGCAGGAAGTACAACATCCAAACCGTCTCCAGTTGCATTCATTACGAAGCAAACTGGAGTTCCGCCAGGAATTGTTGCACTAGCCTCGGCATTGTGAACTACAACTCCCACAATGTCTTGTTTGTTTCCGACTGATTTAAATCTCATCTAGGATTTATCTCTCCTCTTTCTTCCTATTTGTCTCTAGGAGGTTTAGGTCAAAGTACGTGCGATTTTCCCAAATACACCCTGTTTGCGGCGATTCGAGACAGTGGTATTTCCCATCCACGCGATGTGCGCAACACGAGAATCACCGTTGACAGGTTTTTGGAAGGATTTCCCATTCTCATCCTTCAGCAGAACGAAATCGCTTTCTGCTTCATAAATGAGTTTGAAGAATGCTGCATTGATGAAAAATGCAGATCCATACGTTGCGGCTGAAGTCGTACCAGAATAAACGTCCGGTACTTTATCGTCCATAACAACGTGAGCACCCTTATAAAGAGTGTTCTCAAATGGGAAATTATCATCCGTTTTGATTTGACGATATTTTTGATAGAGGGCATGAACAAAAAGTTCATACGTGATTTGATCCATTGGAACTTGAGTCGGCTTTCCACCAGTACCAAGAGCAGTGCTGTTGAAAATATTGTCCAATTCCAACAAGAACCCGTCATAAGTAGATACCGCACTGGTTTTGGTTTTATTCCGCCACCAAGTGGACGTATTCTGATTAATATTTCCGATAGAAGTTGAAGTGGTGGGATCGAAAGCAATCAAAAGAGTCAAAGGATCAATTCCAAGAGATCCATTAACACTTGAAGTGCGAGCTGAGGTTAAAGAGCCACCATCAGCCGCCGCGCCCCAAAGCAGAGATTGCGAGAAATATTCCTGCAAGCCCATTTCAGATTGTTTGATTCGAGATTGAACGAGGTCGATGATTTTGTTTTTGTTCTGTTTGCGTTCTTTCTCGCTATAAGCGATAGGAGAAGCACATTGACGCCATTGGAAAATAGCATCAGTGATGCCGTCCGTTGGCAGAGTCGACAATTCGTCGTATCCGTCGTAGGAATCGGCAGGAGCCAAAGCGTACATCAGCGGAATCTGAATGAACGAACCTTCTTGAGATTCGTACAAATCTTTCTTCATCATTTCGAAAAAGAAAGAATTCGTGGCGCCGATGTTATCCGTGAGAGTTTTCTTGTAAGCCGCGAGCGACTGTCCAAAAAGACTATCTAGATTTAAGGTTACTGCTGAAGGAGCTGAACTGCTCCCGAAAGTTACACTCATTTATTTTCTTGTGCTCTGACGTTCCTGTTGACTGGCAGCAAATTGCACAGCCTCTTTTACAGACATCCTTTTATTTGGATCGACTCCAGCAGGCCGCTCGCCGCGATTATTCGGCTCGGCTCCTGAGGAAGATTGCAATCGGCTTGTTGCATCATTTGCATTTCGACGAATTCTATCATTTTGCTGGTTTCTGCTCGTTGTGGCATTTCGCGCGGAAGATGCCTGAGCATAGAGACCACGAAGGTATTTCTCAATAGAAACTCCAGGGCCGATCTGGAATTCATTCATTAGTTCAAGCATTTGGGATTCTAATTTGCGAGACTCCCCTTTTGTTTCTTTAGCGAGTTTGGACAAAACATCTGCCGTTTCCCGCTTTGTTGCGTCAATCTGAATTTGTTGTACAGATTGTTGGCTTTCAGCTCGCTCACCAGCGAGTATCGCTTCGAGTGCATCACCCAATTGAGGGATCAGAAACTCGTATTTATCCCCAAGTTTATCCTTGAGAATGTCTTTGATGGCCTTTTTACCCTCTTTGACTTCTTGAGTGGTGGGCGTATCTTCTTTTAAGAGGCCTTCGGCGCGGGCTAATTCACGCACCAAACTTTTTGCAGTTGTTGGATTCTGCAAAAGTTTATAAATTCGTTTGGCTTCTGCAAGATCCTCAGCACTTTCAGTTTCAGCACCTTCTTCAGATCCTTCTTCAGAACCCTCAGCACCTTCTTCGGTGCCTTCTTGTCCTTCGACTATTTCTTCTTCTTGACCTTCTACAACATTTTCGTCAGCCATGATTAATTGATCCTCTCATTTGAATATTGGTCTCTGATATAGAGATTGAAATACGTTCCTTGTGATGCTGCGTCCTTAAAACTTTCATACTCACTTGCTGGTACATCGAAATAACGCCATGTTCCCGCGCCGCCATTTGGGGGACCTACAAAAACTACATCAAGATCCCCTATTGAGATATCGAATTCACTTGGAGTGAAAATTAAATCTGAAACACATCGACTTTCGCGAGGTGTAAGAACTCGTCGCAAACTTGCGAGTGTTTCGATGTTGAGTCTTTTCGCTGGCACATTATTGAACCCCAGGAACTTGTTTCTGAATTTGTTGAGTAATTTGAGATTGTGTGTTCGGCTGCATTTGCTGATTCAATTGGGTTGCACCATTTGATGGCCCCGCGCCGGGCTGAACTTGAGATTGCTGTTGCATCATTTGTTGTCTGCCCATTTCTTGCATTAGGGCCATCTTTTGTAATTCTTTAATAACTGCTTCATTCCTATATCCGACACGATAAGCAGCCTCACGAACAAGAAGGGGGCTAAAAGCGATAGCAGGGTAATTAGCAAGAACGGAAAGAAACTCAATGAATTTTTGTTTTTCATCTTGGGCTGCATTCTCACTCAAACTTGTTACATCGACATCAATTCGGAAATCATACCCATCCTGCAATTTTTCAGAGCTTACCCACTGATAAGCAGGATTTTGTGGTTCAACTTGACCGAGAAACTGTTCCTTAATGTTGGATGTGAGCCGTGCCCAAACTCCGATAACAAATTTGTCCCGCGCCGTCAAAAGCACTTCTCTCCCGATATTGCACAACCAATCAACCACCAAATCACGTTCATGTGTCTCACGAATGGATGATCGTTGATTAATAATTTGTGCTTGTGTTGCTGTAGTTCGATCAGCAACTCCACGACTCTCCGAGCTGGTGCCACTGATCTTATTGAGATCATCTGAAGATGTAACCATCGCATCTTTATTCTCTGGACCCATATTTGCATTATCAATGGGGAGAATTGCGTTTGGTCTTTTAACTTTGACAAGTGCTCCGTCGGCACCATTTTCGAATTTCTCAATTTCCTCATCATCAATGAAATCCTGAACTACTTGAAATTTCCTGACGAATCTGCGTCGATGAGCACGTTGGCTTTCTCGCGTTTCATTGATTTCATCCTGCGAACTGAGCCACTGGAATGCAGGTGGAACTGGATAGAATCCTTCAGTAGAAGTGCGACGATTAGGGCGATAATCAAAAAGATTAAGTCTTTTAAATTTCTTCTCATAAATCGTCGTACACGGCGAATCTAAAATGATGAGTCTGTTTCCGGCGCGGATGTCCCAAATATGCCAAATTTTTACTGCACCACTCTTCATTTTCTCGTGGTCACTGTCTCCATAGACTACGTCTTTGTGGGGATCTTGAGGAACCGCGCTTTCGATTTTATCCTTATTTTTTACACCTTTTAATGAGAGTAAGTCGTCCTTGTAGACAAATTCGTAATAACCCACCCAAGAACAACGATTGAGGTACTTATTATCCACACCACCAACACGAAACCTACGAGCACCAATGTGTTTAAAATAAACCCTTTCATTGATGGGGAGTTCGTCAGGTTCTTTAACCACTTTATGCTTTTTACCAGCATTCGGATCAGTTCCTGAGGCTAAAAGAGGTCGCTGGGCATTTGGATTCAAAATCCAATCAGCAGCATAACCAACTTCGACCATTCCAAACCTAAAATATGAATCTTTATAAGCCATTTCCATTTCTTGACGGAAATGTTGCTTATTGTCCATAATTATGGTGTTTAGAATGTCTTGTTTGAGCGTCGATGCTTCAGCCGCACTTTCCAAATCATCGGCGGAGTTGGCCTCCCGCGCGGAAACTTGATATTTCGGGAAAGTGGGGATGAATTCAGCGATTTTTATCTCGATTGTCTCAAAAAACTTATTGATCGTATACGGCGAGTAGCCGTCCGTTACATTTGCCCACTGACGACCTTCATAATAATCTTCAAGAATTTTACATTTGAAGAGATTTTCCCATGCGTCATGGTACTTATTCGCACTTTGAATGCGACTTCCCCAAATTTGATCGTCAACAACTTGTTTTGTCTTATTAGAGTCCATCAGATCCGCCTGCGGCAGAGCCAGCCGCTAGGAGTTTGGTCTTTTTCATTTGATTCTTGAACCATTTAATCGAATTCTTTGGAATCTTTCGATGTTCCGCTGGCTTTTGAGTTCCATGCATTGCTACGAAATATCTAATCGGATCATAAGCATGGTCCGTGAGAGAATCTTCTCTAGCATCGTCGTAGATAGCTTTTCCTTCAAAATATCCAATAAGTTTTCTTCTCTGAGATTGAAGTTGTGTAATAGAATGGTAACAGCCATTGGGGTAATCGTCGGATCGTTTAATGAAATAAACACCCGGACTCCCATCTTTTCCTGTGATAGGGTGTTTGAAGTTTCCACTTGCCCTCAAAAGCTCGTTAATTCGATTTCGTGTCGCAAACTCATTGTTGTCCGCTGCAATCCAAGAGATCGGCGGGGCATCAATGTCACGAGTTATATACTCGTCAGCAACTGTCCAAAAACCACCATTTTTCTGACTTTCCACATGAAAAATAGAAGGGTCAGCATATGACCCAGCATAAGACTCGTGGTCAGAAAGATTGACAATGTTAGCACGGTGTTTACTAATGACTTCATTTGCGAGATAATACTCTCGGTAGAAGATGTAGACTCCCTTATAGGAAGCAGCCCACAAACAGCAGGTTGGAGAGGTTTCTCCATGATCCATCGCGCGGAACAAGTTACCTTTGCGTTTGATATCATCAAAAAGTGCTGGTGTGTAATCGAGTAAAGATTCCGAAAGCAGACGATGAATTTGGGCATTTGAGATTCCCCATTTTCCCTTGATGTATTTTTCTTTCCATTCATCATCATGAAGGAGAGCATCTTCATATCCTTCTTTAGATCCTAATCCTGCGTCCCATTCGCCTTCTGCGAAGAAGTAGTTTGGATTTCTATCAAGGGAATCTGGATGGAATTTTCGATAGATGAAATGGAATTGTGTGTCCGGATTACAGAGTAACAAGAAATAAGATGGGGCGATATGCTTGCCAGTTTTTTCATTAGTCGGCCAGTTTGGATTTTCGTCAAGGAGCCGTTGAGGTATCTCAGCATCATCCCATCTTCCGACGCGCGCTTGGAGAATGTCGAAAACTTTTTCTTCAATTTCTTCCGCCTGGTCTACCAGAACACTATTTACTTCCAACCCGCGCAGGGTTGATTCATCAACTTTATCAAGATGTAACCAAAAAATTATAGATCCATTGATCAATGTCGTGACACCATCTTGCTGGTTGTCAGATTCAATCAACTCTTTTGGGCACAACTTGAAAAAGGTTTGTCGAGTAGTTTTCTTTAAATCCGCACCGACTTGTCGACAAATTGCTACTCGATATCGAGGGAATGTTGAGAGGAGAACGAGAAGTTTAGCACAACCAATGAAAGATTTACCATTATTGAATCCACCTGAGAAGCATTGATTTCTATTCCGCGCGTAGAAAACTTCTCTCTGCTGATCGTTGGCAAATCCGAATTCTAGATTCATCTGATTTGAATTGAAGTGGGGTTGGGAACACCTGAATGAAACCAACCCCACGTCTCTCAGCTAACCATTTATAAACTGGCGAGTTTTAAATGGGAGTGAGAGAAATTGAATTAACCTGCGGGCGGAGGAGGCGGCGGTGGAACAACTGGAGCGCCTTCTGCTGCAATTGCATTCAACAAAGTTGCATTGTTGTCGGAATTGGTTTTCACTCCACCAATTGCAGTTGCGAGAGTTTGCAATTTCGCAGCTGTCGCATCCGAAATACCATTAACAGTCGGATTTGCGAGAAGAGCTTCCAATTCCGTTTTCACGGTTCCCAATGTGGTAGAATCCGCAGTTTGAATCGCTGCAATCCCATTGGTAGTTGCATTTACCTGATCGAGTAGATCACTTACCTGTTGATCTGTCACTTTTAGCTCCTTAAGTAATGTTTGATTTTGTGTTGCAAGAAACAACAACTTATTTAAAAGCTGTTGAGTCGCATCATCAGAATGATGATAATGATGAATCTGAAGTTGCATTGATTCAAACTCTTTTCAATCTCGGATTAGCAGCTTTCGCCTTCGCAGAAGCATGTCGGGAACGTGATGCAAGAATTGCTCCGGCGGCTTCTTTCGAGTATCCTTCGCCTTCAATTCCTTTTTGCACAGCTTTGAAGCCGGGATGTTTTGCAGAATGTTTAAATCCTGCTTTGATGGCGCCCATTTTGTCCATATTTAAGCCTCGTCAGCATCAGCATCATTAAATGCGTGTGCCATATGCTGTTTTACAGAACTGAGATTTTTGTGAACAGCTTTATCAGGTGGGTAATAATGGGGACCTTCGTGAGATCCTTTATAAGTGGTTTCGGACAAATAGCCACCTTTCATTTTCTCCACAGAAACTCGTTTCCCCTGCCCTTTTTTCGGCGCGGGAGGCGCTGACATCTTCGCAGCCACATCTCTTACAGTTTTATTCACTGAAGCCATTTCAAACTCCTATTTAGAAAGTCGCTGAAATCTCGCAGCGAGACCAGGATCTAATTTCTGAAGTTGCGCTGCCAAACCTTGCACATAAGCATTCCGTTGATCGTCAGAAACGCCATAAAACTGAGAAGTCGGAGATTGCGCCATATATGCAGGAACTTCATCTTGCACATCTCCCGCGCGAGTTCCCTGAATACGTCTTGCAATATCCATAAATCCTGGCGCGGAAGTAGTCTGAGGTGCTCCACCTTGTGGAAGTTGACTTAAAATTGCATGAATTTGTTCATGTTTCAAAACTTGTGATGTTGGGAATCCTTTAGAATTTGGATTCACATGAATTCGATTTGTGCCTGGGAAATATTCACCTTGCCGATTGGCTGGCATATTTTCATCGAAATCAATTGGAGTTCGCGAAACAAGGGATACCGCAGGTCCATAAGTTACGCCTGGTTCTGTGCGTACAGTGGGAGTAAGTTTACTCCCCATCAGATTTGCTAGTATCCCTTGAATGTTCATTAATCCTTCTTTTCAGCAGTTAAAGGACTTTGTGATTCTGTGTGTACGTCTGTTATTTTCTTGATAGAAGCATCGACTGCATCTGTGTTAGGTCGCGTCGGATTAATCCGGGTTAAAAGAGAACCTGCAAATCCAGATGCGAGATTCGAAACAATTTGAAAAGTTTGCCCATCATTCTTCAGCCAAATAGCTACAAAGATGATTACTCCAGTATACAGCAGGACAAGTCCTGTGAGTAAATAGAGGATGGGATCAATTTTCTTCATCAGTCAATTGGTTGCAGCAAATTCAAATCCAGAGGTTCACCAATAATATCTTGATGTGCTTTCACTGCGGTTTGCGCAATTTTAAGCAAACTGGCTGCAATAGCCGCGCCCTGTGATACATCTGGAATTCCAGTCGATGCAGTGACTTGTGCAGCAAGTTGTAAATCAGCAAGTATTTGTTCAAAGGTTCTCATTTTGTTGGACCAACCTTAAAGATTGCAGCAACTCTAGCCACTAAATCTGTTATTGCGGCAGAAAGAGCAGTAGTATCAGGATTTGAACCAGCTTGCAAAGCCAGATGGTAAGTTTTGTAAGCTGCAATGGTAGTATTGTATTGCTCTTTTGCCAAATTGTAGGCTGGGGTTAATAGCGGGGTTGTAGGTAGGTCTGCTTTTATTGAAAGCAGTGTTTTTTCTTCGACTCGCAATGTGTCGTAAGCATTGTTATCGAAAGAATTCAAGGCACCTGGATGTTGAACCGTTGGTTTGGCACAACTTGAGAGAAACAAAATTGAAATAAAAAATAATTTTTTCACAGGTCTCCTAACCAAGTTGCTGTTGTTTCTGTTCATCCATTGCAAGATCAGAAAGCCAAGGACCCACAGAAATAAATCTGTAGTTCATGTTGGTGCAATACGTTTTACATCTCTCGACAAGTTGAGGAATCTTCAACTCGGAGGATGCTCTGAAATTCTTTTGCATCGGATGTGGGTTGTCCCCGCGCCGATATTGCAAAGTGTAAATTATCTGATCCGCATTCGGAGAAGAGGTTTCGATTTGTTTGGGTTGTGCAGGAGCTGACATATTTTCCTTATCGAGGTATAAGAATGGAATTCATTGAACCAGGTTGCGCATCTTTAATTACGATTGTGATATTGGGAACATTCAATCCTTCAGGTTGCATAAATCCATGAAGTTTCGCTCCCAATTCGGCTGCGCGGAGACGCACCTGATCTGTTTCCCCTCCGCGCATTACAGAACCAATGCTTTCTAAAACTTCTTCTTCTGAAAGACCATTTCGTTCAAGAAGATCTTTGAAGTCAGAAGATTTAGATTCAGCTTTTTGGCCCTGCGTCGCTTGTTTCACTACTTGATGAATCTGACTTGGATCGAGTTTCACGTTTTATTACCTTTGCATCCTTGATGTGTTGAAATTCATCAGATACAAAAATTCCTACCTCTGTAATTGTTTTTTCGAAGCGGAGAGGAGAATTTTTTATTCTTGATTCCGCGTAAATCTCATCTTTTGATTTGGGTTGCACTTTGGGTGACAGACCAGTATACTTGAGTCGCTTGTGCTTTGTCAAGACTCAATCTCCTTTCCATTCAATAAGTTAAGTTTGCTTAGAGATAACTCTAACCCATCCCACTTTTATTAAAAAATCGAGTAAGCTGGATGTTTCGTGCTTATGGAAAATTTGTTGAAAATGATTATCAATAGTTCCATGAGCACGATTCTCTAAATGGGCAATTTGTTTTGGTAGAAATCCATCAAGACGCATTCTCAGGAGTTTCTGTTTGTAAGGACTGATTCCCAGTTCCTCTATTGCTAATGGCTCCATTGGTGGCGCCGATTTTAATTGCATCAGTTTTTTCCTTTTCTAATCTACATTGTCTAGCAAGTTCTGCAATACATTCGGGACACATCAGATGTGCTTCGCCCCTAATTCGGATAAGTTTGACCCAAGAATTTCGAGTAGGACAGAAATCACATTGGAAATTCTTTTGACCACTTCGATTTCTCATTTTATTTAATTTTAACATTCGTTAGAAAGTCCAACTTTTTGTAACTTCAATATGATCTGATCCCGCGCCGACCACCTGAAGGTTATTGAAAGTAATTAACCAACTGATTGCTCCATCAGGGAAAATCCAACTTCCTGACATTCCATTTGTTGGAGTTGAAATCTCATTATGGAGAATTTGATTCGTCGATGTATAACAAGCAATTTGTATTTGGTTCGGTGCAGGTGATTTTAGCCAAATAAAACAATGTTCAGTTGTGTTTGTTGGGCCGAATGAAATTCCTTTTACATTTGTACTAAAATTGATGATTCGGCAAATTGGCTGGGCTTGCGCCAAGAGAAGTGAAGCGGAAAAAAATAAAAAATTTTTGAGTTTCATGGTTTGATTTGGATCTCCTGAAGTGTTTCGAAATCTTTTACTAAATGGAGTTTCATGAGAAGTTCCCGTTCGAGTCTTTCCCGCGCGGCGTGTACTTTCATTATCAGCGCGGGATTCGGCCGAGCGGATTCTTCTAATTCTAAAAGTTCGGCGTGGAGTCGCTGGAATTCTTCAAATAATTTTTGGAATTTTTTTTCCTTTGGATTTGGGGGAGTTTTCATAACAGAAATTTCCTTTTGATAAGAAGTTGACAGTTCTTATTTTTATTTTTGAATGGATCTAAAGACTATTTTCTTTTGTCGAAATAGTTACCACCTTGATTTTCCCAACCTCCCATATAAATTTGATCTTTGAGTTTGGGTTTCTTTTTCAGAATCTTTTTTAAAATCTTTTTGATTTGTTTGAGTTTTGACATATATCTAAAGATTGTAGGGCCGACCTCCTGGCGAAGTACTAGTACTCTTTCGGGGAGTACCAGTACTTGCTATTAGGACTTTAGTACTATTACTTTCCAAGAGCTAATAGGATCGTCTGAACAAAATAGACGATGATTGCCGCGCAAGCCAGATCGTAGAATGTGGCGCGCATGTTACCAATTCCGCCATTCTTCGTTGTAATCTCTACGGTATTGAATCACAGTCTGCTGGTGTAGTGCCAAAAACAAAGCCGATTGCACGTGGGTTGCTTCGCCCTCATTCATGGAATACTCAGGAGCATAAATAAACTCCTGCGCGAAATCAGACTTCTCAGCCACTACGCGAAATTCACCATATTCTGTCATAATGATAAAACCTCCATACCTAGAATAATCCAAGTATGGAGGTTTAGCAAGGAAAAAAAGACCTTAGTTAGTCCTGCGGAACAGCGTTTTCCTTCAAGCCGTTCTTGATGACCTCATTTCCAGCGATAAAAGCCATTGCCTGTTCTTTGGCTTTCGCTTTGCCCGCTTTATCCTTCGCGGCAGCCGCTTTATTATAGCCGTAGACGGATTTCGCGAGGTTCAGAACCATTCCGCCAACCGTCTTGGAATCCGCAACCGTTCCGGCAAATTCTTCAGCAACCGTTTTACCAGTTTCGTCCTCAACGTCCTGCATCCAAGGAATCGAATTATCATGCGATGCAACCCGCTTTGCTTCTGCCAAAAGACCATCGTTGACAGCTTCCAACAATTTCGCGGAGTCACCACCGAGCCGAGTCAATGCTTCTTCGACCGATACCGCTTTTTGAAAGGGGACATTCTTGAACAGGTCAACGTAATCGAACGAGTCGAGATCGAAAACATTCCGATTAATGCGAGGGACTTCGACCTTGGGTGTTACTTCTGAGGGTGTCATTTTGCGTTTTCCTTTAGGTGTTTTGACTAACAAACTAGATCCGACCTGCATCGCTACATCCGATTGTGTTTGCGTCATTATGAAAGCCGTTCTAGTTGTTGACATGAGTAATAGTAACATTATGTATGGGGGGAGTCAATAGGAAAATGAAAATAAAATCAATAAAAAAGTGGCTTGTTTTCATGGGGTTGCACGTTTTGAGCACGTCTGTGCACGTCTATGCACATTTGATGTATACGGTAGTGTAGACGTTGTGATATGTAAGTAGTGTAGAATGTGTGAGTTATGAGTGATTGTCGTGCTGTGTTGTACCCTGGTTGGGGGGGTCGATGGGTGCAGCCGCTCATGGTATGGGTAAGATGTTGATTCTATTATATATTAAGAGATATTAATAAAGACATTCAAGAGACCACTTCTCATACTGAAAATGAAATAAATCTTTTAGAATGAGTGAGTTACACGTAGTATGGACGGCTGCACGCATACCCTACCCAGACCCCCCACGCATGGCCGACCTCGAACGACCCTAAGTGACTCATTCCAAAGGGAATATAGCCCTTGACACCCATACCCCCGTATGCTAAACTCATGCTGTAGACGTGCACCCGCATGTTGAAAACGTGCTGTCTACGGAATATCACTCAAATAAATCGAAAATTTTCAAACGTATGCAAAAAAAGATTGCAGAGAAAATAAAACGAAAGCAGATTGAATCAGAATTTAATGTCGAGATCATCCCGCGCCGTCCCTGTAGGAAAGGATGGATTAGGAAAACATATAGAGATTCTGAAGGGAATCCAATCGGGAAAGATGGACATGTTATTTTGACTCAAGTAAAAACGGATTCGGGTAAAACCTTAACACCCGCTGAACAATTTCAATTATCAGCATTTGGACCTAAAGGGAAAATGCTAAGAGAATTGCGAAAGCAAAGACAAGAGGGATCTGAAGTAGGTTTAGATAGAAAATTTGAGGAGGATTTAGGGAATGTTTAAAGAAAACCGATTCTATACCAAAACTGGTAAAGCTAAGAGAATTTCAGCCGATGTTAAGAATTTCAAACAATGGGCTGATAATCACAAAGCTGATTTTGTAGCAGGAAACACAATAGAGATTGTAAAGAATCTTAGAATTGACTTCAATCTCTCGTTGACCAATGCTACAAATTTAATGGTGTTTTTAGTTGGCTGTTATTCAAATGGTAACAGTTATGGTTTTGGTCATGTAAATGGTCCTTTATTCCGCGCCGAACGTTATGAAGCGGGAAAACTGGTAGCAGATTCATTATCTACAAACAATGTATTTGACATTCGTAAATTGGAGTTAGTGAAATGAGTGACCAAAACATTTCAATGGATGATTTCTTCGCAGCCGCGCAGGATTCGACACTAGACTCGGAGCCTAAAATAAAGGTTTGTAAAGTCTGTGAAAAAGATCTAGGATTCTTAGAAATTCAAGCGCGTCTTTCGTATCATTTTGATTGTTGCATTTGTGAACATTGCGGCCATGAAATAACAAAAGAAATTATGGTTCGTTGGGTACAAGACAAAGGACCACGCGCGCATTCCACTTGTCACGATACCTATATGCAAGCGGAAATGCAGAAACGTCCTGTCGAAATTACTCAAGGTCTATTGGATTATCTCAACAATTGGAGATTAACTCCTAATCTCGCACAGTCGATAGACCACAATCAATCCCGCGCCGAACATCAAACGCGTAAAAACGTAATAGACATGAATCATGAGGAAAAGTATGTATTTCTCAAAATGATGCAAGCTGTTACAGCCACTATATCTTCGATTATTGCGAATGATAAACAGTCGAGTGAAGTTAAACTCAGACGTGACGAATGGGAAAAAGAACGTGAGAAACGCACAAAAGATCTCGTCGCAGATGCTGAAAATGTGCGGGAATCGCAGCAGGCACAAGTTGAGAAAAAGAAGAATAAGAAGCTCCTAACAAAACAGACTCCAGAAGGAAAATTACTCAATCAATTCCTTGCAATGGGAATGACTCTGGAACAGGCAAAACAAATGTTAGGATCAGCGCATAAGGAAGCGGAGAAAAATATTCAATAGGTTTGAAGTATGGCAAAACTAATCATCCATTGCGACTATTGTAAGAAACCTCTGGAACAGATTTCGTCTATTAAGTTAGACGAAACGTCGTTTCTGGTAGCTTACAAGTGTGGACACTCTTATGTTGAAAAACATAAGCCGAAATTTGATGTTCACTCTATTGATTTACATTCGCTCGATGGTCGCCATTTGCCGCGCGGTTATCAGTATGATGGAATCCAATTTATCGTGGATTCTGGATGGAATTGCATAATTGGTGACAAACAACGTTTGGGTAAAACACCACAATCGCTTTGCGGACTCCGAATTGCGATGCAGAAATTTCTGAATGGCAGACCTTGCATCGCAATTGTAGGTGGTGCGAATCTCTGGCAATGGATTGGAGAACATCAGCATTGGGTCACAGATGATCCATCTGGTATTTATCCCATTATTGGATCAAAAAGTTTCATTCCGCCTGGATTTCAGACTTACATTATTTCTAGAGACACATTCTCTAAAGGAAATGTAGCTGAAAGATTAGCAAAACTGAATCCTGGACTCTGTATTGTTGATGAAGCGCACAATTTCAAGAATACTTCATCCAACAGATCTCAGGCTTTAGTAAATTTCCTCAAATCTCTTGACCAAACTGAATATCAAGACACAGAAGTATTTGGTGTGAGAACACAAGTTTTGAAAACCACACAGAATTGTGGAAAGATTCTACTAACAGGAACTCCAATTCTCAACCGCGCCGATGAATATTTCATTCCACTCAACTTAGTTGCACCAAAAGTATTTCCATCACTCGACACATTCAGGAAAACTTGGTGTATCAAGGATGAAAAGGGAAAATGGTCAAGAATCAATCCTTACAGACTTGAGAGATTCAAAGAAGCAATTGCTCCATTTTATCTCCGGCGGGAATGGGAAGATGTATACTCTCAGATTCCAAAACAAAACCGAATGTTCACAATGATTACAGTTGAGGATGAAACACTCAAGCAACTGTATAATGCGACATTGGATAAAATGGACAAAGAGATTGCAGCCGGACGAAAGTCCTGGATGGAACAACAAGACAATCTCATGGAACTCCGTAAAATTGCGGGATTGGCCAAAGCGAAATTCATCGCCAATCTGATTGAAGTTGGATTAGACGATGATCCAAAAACGAAATACGCAATTGGATTGCATCATTATGTTGTGAGAGATTTACTCAAACTCAATCTCGCACAATACGGAGTAATGAAAATTGATGGATCTGACAGTCCTGAAAAGAAATTTGAAATAATGAATTCATTCCGCGCCGCACCCGAACGCATTCTAACAATGAATACAACAGCGGTTCGAGAGGGAATGGATTTTCTCTATATTGAGAATGTCATAATCTGTGAGCGCGGTTGGAGCAGCGCGATGGAAGAACAATTTGAATGCCGATTCTTCAATCCTGATCCTCAGATTATGGAAGATCGTGGATTGAAAGACAAAGTTACAAACTACGAATATATCGTAGCGAAAGGCACGATCGACGAATTTTACTGGTACGATATGGTCGAGCAGAAACGACAAATTTTCGGAGAAACTGTCACCAATTCATGGTCGATAGATGACCCCGACACATTTGCCGCGCTGCTCGAAAGAACAACATCAAATAGACTCTAGGAAGGAAAATTCAAATGAAATCTCAAGATGAAACACTTCTCAAAACAATAATCATTTCAAATAGAGATTCTCGCGTCCTTAGAATGGGATTCGATGAACGAGAAGCATGGTTTGAAATTCAAGTAATTAATATCAATTCTCAAATTGGTGAGACAAAATACAAAGCACTCCGATTTGATTATACTGAGGCGGAGCAAATCATCAATTTTATCACAATTACAAAAAGGAATTTTATCAAAAGAGCAAAGAAAATCGACGTATTGGATCCTTTGCAGAGTGCGGAGGATAACAAATGATAGTCTCATGTGATTTCTGCCAAGCTGCGCTTGATACATTGAAAGACAGATGGCTCTTTCAGGATGATGGATCTTACATTCATATTGCTTGTATTGAGCCAGCCCTTGCAGAGTATGTCAAATTTCTCGATCAAGAGATTGCATCACATGATTTGAAACTCTTGAGTAAGTTTGATCCGCGCGAGCCATTCATACTTGAAAATTGGAAAGAAACCTGCGAATGGTGTGGAACAATCACCCAATCACCAAACGAAACTCATGTTTGTTCGGAGAGAGTATGAAAACCTTCGATGAAGCTATCAAATCTGTCTGTATGGCCGATAGGCGAATCGCTAATGATGCTGAGAAAGTAACGGATCGTCAAATTCGTAGTATAGGTGTTATCAAGGAAGTTGTCCATTCAGAGGGTACTCGAATGCTTGCAATAACGCTTCTTGAACAGGTTAGTTTCACAGATTTTCAATTCGATGATATTGTAGTTTGTGTCAAAAATGCAATAGCCCAAGGAGTTTTGATTGGGATGGAGATGGAGAAATCAGAAAGCTGAGTAGTAAAATTCAAAAAAGGAGCAGTAAATCAAATGTCATCAGCATTACTCACAGTAAGAAAGTTTTTCCCGAATGTGAAAGTAGTTCGGGATGCCAAATTCAACGCAACCGTGGAAGTAACCGCACAGGATGTTTCTTCCAGCAAAAAGAAAAAGCACGCAGAATGTGCAATGGCCGTTGCGTGCAAAAGAAAATTTCATCTCGACGGCGTGATTATTTCGAAATCCATCGCGTATCTTGTCAAATCCAATAAAGCGCGGAGATTCCAGGTTCCTGAATCCATAGCGCGTGAAGTTGTGAGTTTTGATAGAGGATCTGGATTTACACCTGGAAAATATTCTCTTTCCGCGCCATGTGAATCTAATACACTCGATGCGCGAGAGAGACGCCGAAAAGAAGATAAGCGTAAAAATCATCAAGGGAAATCCAAAAGACCAACCCGCATGTATCATAGAACTGAAAATGTGCGAATGTCTTTGAATTCGGCAAAATAATGTCTCGTCAAATCTTAGTCCTCGACTCCTCCCAAATTGCAGCATGGGGGGAATGTAATCAATACTGGAATCTCAAATACAACGAAAATCTAACCTCATCAAATGAAATTCGTGAAGATATGGCCGCAGGAACTTATGGTCACAAACTTCTCGAACTCTATTACACAAACATCGCATTAGGTTTAAAAACCGCCGATGCTTGGCATGATGCAAATATGTTTCATGCAAAAGGGGATTTTCCACTCAGCATCGCAAAGCGTGAGTTTGTCCATAAGCGGTGTTGGGAATATGTTTGTGTCTACGCACAAAACGACATTATCCCTCTCATGGGACAACCTGAAAAACGTATTGTGTTTGGGCCGCATCTTTCAAGTATGGATCATGAATTTTGTGTCAGATGTGGAATGAATCGAGAACAGGTTATTAATCAAGGTCCACTTGGAGTTTGCCCCCAGAATCCTGAAACAAAACTTTTCCCAAAACCTCTAGTCGAACAAGGATTTTCTTATCCACTTCTCGACACTCCCGAATATTTATTTGTACTTGAGGGTCGTATCGACGTAATGGCGACTCTCAACAATGGTTCAAATGGAATTGTAGATCACAAATTTCAAGGACGGGAAAGATCTCTGTATGGAAAATCAATCCAATTCCGTAACTATGCAATGGTTTCAGACTTCAATTACGTTGTGGTCAACTACATCAGACTCCACCAAGCAATCTCTGAAAAGACTTTCGTCCGTGACACGATTTATTACAGCTCACTCGAAAAGCAGATTTGGAAACGAAGACTTATCGAGAAATACAAAAAAATTGCACATGATCGGGAAGTTGCCGCTCAGAAGATCGGCCATTCTGCGTTTGAGAAAGAGGAATCTGCATGTTCTGGCAAATTCGGTTATCCGTGCGAGTTCACAAAGATTTGTAACGACAATTTTGATCTCGTCTCGATCCAAGCGGTAAAAGAACAATTCTTTAAGAAAAGAGAGGTTTGGAAGCCGTGGTAATCTGGAAATTCCCGTTAAATCTCGAACCAGAGCAGTTAATTTTAATTCCTACACATGCTCAAATTCTTTCTTTACAAATGCAAAATGACAGGGCTTGTATTTGGGCAAATGTGAATGCACTTGCAAAAAAAGTTGAACGCAAAGTGCATACTTTTGGAACAGGGCATGAAACTAGTTGGATTACAGAGGATTTGGATTTTGTAGGTACTTATCAACCAACAGAACATTATGTACAAGGTCTTGTTTTTCATGTTTTTATTGAAAGAGAATTTAAATGAGCCAAACAAAAACATTGGCCGAGGAGTGCGAGGCATATGCCAAAGACGGGAAATACTGCCCACGTTGTCACGATACGGGAACAATCAGAGTCAAACATGGAACTACATATATCACCGACGATGCTGATGAAATCGAATTAGCTTATCACGAGGAAGTATGTCCTTGTTGCAGCGATTTCAGGAAGCGTCTCTGCCGCGCCTATCTCGAATTGCTCGGAATAGATCAAGCAAAAGAGCAAGAACTGTTCGTACTAAGGACAGATTTGCGCGCACGACTTACGGAAGAACAAAACGTAGCGAATCCAACCAACCGGGACAAGATCCGATTCCTAGCATCTGAGCGCGACGAACTGCGGAGCCAAAAATCGGCGCTCGAATCGCAGTTAGCTACAACTATTCTTGATAATCGGCGGTTGGCAGAAGTCTCGATGGAAACAATCAAGCGGCTCGAATCACAGTTGGCCGCTTCCAAGTTTGGAGAATTTAAGGAATGGCAGTATACGAAAGATGAATTACTGAAAAGAATCGCGCAATTAAAAGAGCAGTTGGCCGAGGCGCGCAAGGCGACGGATAGTCTAATATTGCGCGTAGAGGAGTACAGAAGATCACACGATAACATTCTGAATGGGCTGTGTTGCTGCTATAGGTGTAAAGATGCTAATGCCGCTCTCGACGCCGCAGGCGCTTTCCGCGCTAAACCAAAATCTGAGGAAAAATTATGAGCCAAACAAAAGATCACATTCATAAATACATTCGTGTCAGCCCCAACATTTATATGTGTGCTGATCCTGATTGTATGTATCGTACAAATAAATTATTTCTCAAAGGGAAACGCTCAATTTGCGCAGAAGATGGTTGCGAAACCGAAATTATTCTAAATCCAGAGGCACTCCGCCGCGCCAAGCCTAAGTGTCTTTTGCATCAAGATACGGCAGAATCAAAGACTGCAAAGCAGAGAATGGAAATTTTAAAAGGAATGGGAGTGGACATCTAAATGCCATCAGCAGAACAACTCAGCCCAGATTCAAGATTTTTTGCTCTTTTCGTTGGTCCAAAGCATTCAGGAAAAACTGTAGCCGCTTGCAGCGTGCGCTCAAATTCACAAAGCGAAGATCCCGGCCATGTTTCAGTGGAAGATTTCGACGGCAGAATCCGTGGAATCTTAGGTGCTCCCTGGATCAATAAAAAGAATCTCAATTATGATTTTTATCCTCCGAAAATGCCAGCAATGGTGGAGAAAATCGAAAAGAAATTCGCAGGTTGGCTCGCCGCCGCCAATCTTGGACAACACATTCCAGAGACTGAAATTGTAGACTCTGTAACCGCTGAATGTTTAGCGATGATTCAACAGGCCCTCCCTATAACACATGCCGCAAACCAATCAGGAAAAGCAAAAGGAAAAACAATGGGTGGAATCTTCATGCCCGGACCAGAAGATTATGGAATGGAAGCTTCCGCAACCTATTCCATTATGGCATTTTTACGAACTATTCCTATCAAAAATGTTATTGTTACTGCCCATACAGTTGACAGATTCGGAAAATCTGATCCAGACGATCCATACAGTGAAAGTATCGTTGTTGGAGAAAAACTCTCAATTAGAGATAAAATTGGAGAGAACATCAAGATCTATTTCGATCACATCTTCAGGTTCGACCGTCGTGTTATTGGAGGAGAAGAAAGATTCACCGTCAGATTCCGAGGAGATTTAGCCTGCACCAGCTACGCTGCTTTACCCGGCGGGGAAGTTGACATTACAGGCAAGGATTTTTATCGGGAAGTTCTCATTCCTCTTTTAAAAGGAGAAACTCTGTGAAAGAACACCTAATCCAACTCCGAGTCAAATCAAATATGAGTCTTGAAACACTCGTAAAGAATTTTCCTCCAACTCTTTTGGTGAGGAACACCGAAGAAGCTCCGCTCAAAACTGGAAATCGGCTTGATGTAGTTTATGTGTCGAAAGTAATTGTGGTGGCGGAGCAAATATGAATATCCTTGTTCGATATTCTTATTGGGAATTCGGCCCGATTGAAGGAGGATCTTATAATCCAACTATAAGATCTTTCCTTAAAACTAAAAATTTGATTTTTCATCATATTGAAGATGTCGACAATTGGCTTCGAAATAAGGTATCGGCTAGATTGTTGATTAAATTAGAGATAGAATATTTGACGGTTGAATAATATGCCCCAATTCCAAATTCGTAGACACCCTCATGGGGGGACTTTTCAGACATTCCATTTAAATTCAGGATTCCCAACTCGTGCGGTTGATGAAGGGAACTCTGTGCAATCCTGTTTAATATGGATCTGGTTTTATATGGAAAAGAATTGTTCCCCATTTTCGCAAAAGTTCTTTTTAGAGGTTTTCTCAGATTAGCATTGAGCTGGTCTGCCTATCCACCCAAATCACCACAATACAAAACAAAACACAACAAAATCCAATACAAGAAAGCACAATAAAACACAATGTCCATAGTTAAATTTACGCAGTCAGACATTTTGGCATCGAAGAATTTCGATCCAATCTTTTACACATTCCGTGTGAAAGCCGCGCCAGCCGCTCGAACCTCGACGAGCCAGAAAACTCTGAATTTCGATATCGAACTGGTCGTCAGCACTCCTGGTCCATTCCACGGTAAAGAGCACAAAATCGTGTTCAATACTGGAATGAATGCAGGTTCAGTTTTGGGGAATCTCCAATTTGAGCCTGTTACTCGTTTAATGGATCTTGAGGCAGCCATTACTGGCAAACCTAAACGCACCGAACCTGGTGATCTCGATACCGAAACTTTCGTCGGAAAAGAATTCGATGGGAAAATCGCTATTGATGTCGTCGATGGAAACCCTGTGCCGAAAATTACCGTTTTCGTGCCAAAGGGAAAGGGCGGTGAAGCACAGCCTTTTTAGGCTTCTGATAATTTAAGAGGATTGTGCGCGCGAATAAGATAGCCTGCTTCCAACAGGTGTATTAATATCGGAAATCTAAAAAGAATTTCGTCAAGTTGGCTTGGGTCGCACCTGATAACCAATTTGAATGGAGACGTTATCCACCGACGCGCACTTCATTTTAAAATGCCTTATAAAAATAAGGAAGATCGTAATGCTTGGTTCCGAACTAAACGTAAAATACTCAGACTAACACATCCTGATGGCAGACATAAGAATGGTAAAACTACACCAAGAGATTCTCAGAATAGAAGATGGGTCGTTGCCGAGGAGAATAAAGATCGTATGATGCTTTTAGGAACGTGTAATGCATGTAACTACGAGAATGAAAGTAAAACTGCGATTTGCTCAAAGATTCTTTGTCCTCTAATGGTCGAAGATTCCCCATTCAAATTCCCATTCTCAGATGGTCGTAGACCTCAAATTCAAAAGGAACCCAAAGATGAAAGTCAGCTTTAATTTCGACACTGGTGCTAGACGGATTCGGCTCCGCGCGGAAGATCCACTTGAACAAGCTGTTTTAGAAGAAATGGCACATCTTTGTTCAAAAGGAGTAAATATGAAAATTACTTCCTTGAATGTCGGCGCGGATCATGACAAAGATGAATTCGAGATTGAAATGCGAATCAACGGATTTGCCGAAGGTAAGGAGAAGAAAGCTGAATGAGACATCAATATAAATGTGATATATGTGGTCAAACCGGATGGGCTAAAGGTTGGGAAGAATTTGATACAAATGCAGCAGGATTATTAGATTCTGAACCACTTGATGATGCTTGTGAGCATATTCAAAATGGTGGTAGTTATACACTCATTGATACTGAATATGACGAGGAGTAAATTTTGATTAGAGGTCACGGTTCTGATAGCGCACAAGTAATGTTCGTCGCCGATGGCGCCTCGTCTGAGGATGTTTCCTCCGAGTACGCCATTACAGGTTACGCTGAATCCATCTATCGTGCATTTTGTAAAGACAATAATTTCAGTCTTGATGCTTGTTGGCGAACCGCTTTAATCAAGGAGAGGATAAACTTGATTAAACCAGACTTTAATCGTCCATTGCTGGAAGGAGAAAATGGTGTCAGATATAAAGAGATCTTGCAGGGAGAGATCACAGATATCGAACCAAATGTCATCGTCCCACTTTCAGAATTGGCTTTCAACTTCCTTACTGGTCTTAATGGAATCAGAAAATTTAGAGGGTCTGTTCTTCCTCTTAAACACGGAATTTCTTTACGTCCAATTCGTGTCCTCCCAACCCTTGGGGTACACCCATATCTTAATGAAGATGTGAAAATGAAGTTTATCACCCGCGCCGATTTCGGTAAAATTCAGCGGGTAATGTATATTCAAGGACCAATAGAGGAGATAGGAAATGTTTGGTGGGCTAAATCTGCTGAAGCTGTTAGAAATTTCTTTGCTCGTCAGTACGGGACTGCTAAGTTTGTCGTTTTTGATATTGAGACCTATGCGGATTTACCAACATGTATTTCTTTTTGCTTTGATGGTCTTGAGTCTTGTTGCATCCCTCTTATTGATTATTCGATATCATTAGATGAACGCGCTCTAATGTTCGCTGAAGTCGCTAAGATGCTCGCAACCCCACTTCCAAAAGTAAATCAGAACATAAAGTTTGATTGGAGAAAATGTGAGAGAGTCGGACTTAAAGTTGTTAATGTGGTTGGAGATACGATGCTCGCGGCGGGATGTTTGTATTCAGAGTTTCCAAAGAATCTCGGATTCCTCACATCACTTTATACGGATATGCCTTACTTCAAAGACGAAGGAAAAGAGTATGATCCGGCTAAGTATAAACGCGAACAGCTCTATATCTACAATGCGAAAGATTCTCTCGCGGTCCATCAGATTTATCCACAGCAACTCGAAGAACTCGATGAAAAGGGCTGCCGCGCCGTCTACGATAAGCTCATCCAACTCATGCCTATTTATAAAGGAATGGAAGAAACCGGATTATTGGTTGACCAAACCGAGCGAAACAAACTCCTCTATAAATACTGGAATATCTTCGACACCCAACTCTATAAATTGAAGATTCTCTGTGGGGAAGCAATAAATCCTCTTTCTGATAAGCAAGTAAATCGGATGATTTATGATGAACTCAAGTTCAAACCCGTTAGAGGAGTTAAGAAAACTAAGTCTGGAGCCTGGAGTACAGATGAAGAAAGTCTTGAACTTCTTGCATGGATTGGAGAATGCCCATCTTGGCGAGATGGAAATGAAATTATCAAGACGGTTATTGCATGTCGAAAAATACACAAAGTTATTGAGTATCTTGAATCCACACTTCATCCTGACGGACGGCTCCGATGTGAGTACAACCTTGTCGGCACTAAAAATGGAAGAACGAATGCTGCGGAAACTACTGACTACTATCTCAAACGAGATCCTAAGAAGAAGAAAATTATCTTCAAACTCGAAAACATAGGCAGGTCGTTTCAAACAATCGCGAAACACGGATTCACCGTTGAAGGAGAGGAATATGGAAAAGATATACGTTCAATGTTCGTCCCTAGCCCTGGATATGATTTTGTTGAGTGTGATTTATCACAGGCTGAAGCGCGCGTCGATGCGGTCCTCGCGAAGGATTTTGAAATA